AAGTGTGGTGAAAATCATCCTGCTTGTCTTGAATTTCATCATAAAAATCCAAAAGATAAGGAATTATCATTAAGTCAAATAGTAAGAAGAGGGTGGGGGAAAGATAGAAGAGAAAAGGAGCTTTCTAAATGTATAGTTCTTTGTTCTAATTGTCATAAAAAAGAACATTGGAAAGAAAGAAATGGAGATGTGGTTGTTAAAGCCCCCGTAGCCTAATTGGATAGGCAAGAGTCTCCTAAACTCTCCCGTGTAGAGCGGTGGAATACAGGTTCGAATCCTGTCGGGGGCTCCAATAATTATCAGCGTCCGTAGCTCAATGGAGTAGAGTCCCGCGCTTCGAACGCGGTTGTTGTGGGTTCAAATCCTACCGGGCGCACCAACGGGGTCGTATACCCTCTGCCTACGAAGCAGTAGAAAGGTTAATTGGATTCATGAAGGTTCGAATCCTTCCGGCCCCGCCAGTTTTTATTTTGTTTATATAATTTATATAAATATGTTGAGAACCTTTTGGAGAATATATTATGAGATTCAAGACATATTTGGGTGGACATTCGAATGAGGACTTCTGGAATTATCTCGTAGAGATGATAACAGAATTGACAAAGGCTGAGAAGGCGCTTCGTGCCAAGTATAAAGGTGTTCCGATGGAAGAGATTCCTCTGGAAGACCTTTGGGTGTCTATGAGTAAGGGTAATGCAAAACTGGCGAAGAACATCAAGACCTTCAATCTTCCTGCCATCAAGTCCTGCCCAAATGCTGGAGAATGTGCAAAGAGCTGCTACGCCAAAAAGGCAGAAAGGCAATATCCAGAGGTTCGTATTTCCAGAGCGAGGAATTATCGTCTTGCCAAGGAAAGCACAAAACTCTTGAAACAAAAGATTCTCCAACAGTTGAAGAAAGGTGATATCGTCCGTATTCACGAATCAGGAGATTTCTTCTGTCAGGAATACGTCGATATGTGGACAGAGATAGTCAAGGAAAGACCTGATGTAATGTTTTATGCATATACGAAGACAGAACATCTATTTGACTTCTCCGAAATAAAGAGACAGCCGAATTTCAGTTTGGTTCCTTCTATTATCGCTGGTAAGATAAACTTTGGGCCAGAAGATGAGATTACCATTCGAGCGCAAGAGTTAGGTCTTCCCATTTGTCCTTGTAAGCCGGGCAACAAAGTGAAATGTGGTATTGATTGTAAAATCTGTATGGACCCGAATATTGGCCCTAACGGAGTTTTGTTTATTCAGCATTAGAGGCAGTATTATGAAAAAAGTTGATTCATTGATGGAAAAATTTTTGAAGATGTTCGAACAAAAGGTTGACGAGCAGGAGCAGGAACCTCAAGGCCCCGGTCTTGGTCTTGGCCCTTGTGGTCGAGGTCTTCGCAGAGGTCTTGGTCTTGGCCCCGGTGGTGGTCAAGGAAGAGGCTTTGGCCGTCGAAACAGAAGAATGAGAAAATTTTTCTTGAATAAGACCGATACAGAAGAAGAATAAGAAAGGATAAAATTGTGGTGTAATGGAAAAGAAAGCTCTAAAGTGGTATACCTTCCGCCCCCTTGTGGTTCTGAAAGTGACATTTATTCTTGTCCTTCTGACCACCTATTTTTTACCTATCGCTCTCGTTCCAGTTTCTATATTGAGAGGTTCCGACGTTTACTACAGCACAAGTCCCTTGTGTCTGATAGTCTATGATGACCTGATTCCAAAAGAATCGGTGGGTGCAACAAGGGGATATGTAATTTATATTCGACCAGACCTTCGGGATGACCCGATTGTCATCAACCACGAAAAGGAGCATGTTCGTCAATGGTGGTATTCTCTGGGCCTACAGAAATTCTACTACGCTCTGTCGAAGAAACACCGATTATACTATGAATACAATGCCTATCTTGAGGGACTGAAACATTCCACAAATCTTGAACACGATTTGGCGGCCGCCGCGGTTGGTCTTGCTCATCCCGGTTACAATCTCGACATTACACCGGAAGTCGCCTATCTGCTGTTGGAGAGTGGAATAAATAAACATAGAGGGTTACAGTAATATGCCGATATATGATTTTGAATGTAAAGAATGTAACAGGATAGTGGAAGTGATAGAAACGATATCCAAGTCGGAAGAGGAACACCGTTGCAACAAGTGTGGGCGGTTGATGAAAAAACTTGCGCCGACCAAGATGACATTCCATCTCAAGTATGACCCCAAGAAAGATATTGTCTCTTGGGGTAATGAAGGATATTCAAGAACACAAAGATATCGGGAGTATGACAAACAGGCGAAGGGAAACATCTTCCCTGTTACTGGTAGGAAATGATAGAAAAGGTAATTCGGGGTCGGGAATGGAAGACAAAGAAGGCCCGATATACCCTTGAAGAAGTAAAATCCCTTTTGGAAACAGAGGGTTACACACTATTGGATGACGAATATTCCAATAGTAAAACAAAGATGAGAGTCCGATGCCCGAAGGGACACGAAAGAGAGATACGTTTCGATAACTGGATAGCTGGTCACAGGTGTTCAAGTTGTCGAAATCAAAAGGGAATTACCCCAAAGTGGAAAATAGCCAAGAAAGATATCCTGAAAAGGGGGTATACCATTGAGGGGGAACCGGAGAAAAGCTCCACCAAGGTCAAACTAAAATGTTCTAAAGGGCATTTATTTGAGGTTTCCATATATAACTGGATGAAGGGCTCAAGGTGCCCCTTCTGTTCCAGAAGGGAAAGATATACAGGATTTTTGAATCTGTCAAAGGCGTATAGAAAAAGTGGTAAATAAAGTCATTCAAAATATTGTGATGGACTTGGATAATTATACAGGCATCATTCCTCTGACAAGAAAGATAAGGGGAAATCCAAGTCGAGAGTCACAGAAAGTAAAAATTTCTTGGGATGATGGAAAGGTTGATTTCGGTTACACCTTCCTCATGCCGGGATACAATACAGACCCTTTATGGTCTATTGTTGTTTGTGTTCCAAACCCGACAGGAACAAGGGAACCTGTATGGGTATCTTTAGCACGATTGACTACGTTCAAAAAGGTGGTGTGGATTGACATTGAAGAAAACAAGAGTAGTCCATTGTAAAAAAGGTCAACTACCCACCGCCTAAAGAGGCGGGGGCTTGTAAAAGCCATAGTTGATTAGCCTAAGCTAAAAAGGGATTATTTTTTTAGCTACGTTACAGTAGAATATATAGGCACCATGGGATGCTCCACAAGTTCCATGCTCTGCGGGTAGTGGTTAAACATCTCTAAGGGGTAGGAGAAGTGCTGCTACCATTAAACCTACTGTAACATTGGCGATGTGGACCTACAGGCTTTTGCCTGACTTACCTTTAAAGGAGGTTGTTTAAATGGTATATGTACTATCTATTAATGGGAAACCTTTAATGCCTACTAATAGACATGGAAAGGTTAGACGACTTTTAAAGCAAGGACTTGCTAAAGTAGTTAAAGTCAAACCTTTTACTATTCAGTTACTATACGATACTACTACCTATACACAAGATGTTATACTTGGTATAGATAGTGGTTATAACTACATTGGTTTTTCAGCTATAACTGAAAAGAAGGAACTAATCTCTGGTGAAGTTAAACTAAGAAACGATATATCTGAACTTATCAAGGAAAGAAGGATGTATCGTAGAATTAGACGCAATAGGCTTAGATATAGAAAACCTAAGTTTAACAATAGAGTATCTTCTAAAAAAGAGGGTTGGCTTGCACCTTCTATTAAGCATAAGTTAGACTCACATATTAGGTTTATAGAATATCTTAAAAAGATACTTCCTATAACTAATATAGTTATAGAGGTAGCTAATTTTGATACACATAAACTTAAAAATCCAAATGTAGAAGGTGAAGGCTACAAGCAGGGTGAACAACAGGGTTTTTGGAATATTAGAGAATACATTCTATATAGAGATAATTACACTTGCCAACTATGTGGTAGAAAGGATACTGTGCTTGAAGTACATCATATAGGTTACTACAAACAAGACAGAACAGATAGACCAAGCAATTTACTAACACTATGTACTAAATGCCATACTCCTAAAAACCACAAAGAAGGTGGCAAACTATATGGAATGAAACCTATCCAAAAACCACTAAAGGAAGCGACATTCATGTCTACTGTAAGGTGGAAATTAGTTAATACGCTTATGTGTAGTCATACTTATGGATATATCACTAAATCTAAAAGAATAAGTCTTAACTTAGAAAAAACACATTATAACGATGCATTTTGCATAGCATGTGGTAATAACCAAGAAAGAATAGAACCTATATACTTTGAACAAATAAGAAGAAATAATCGTTCACTTGAGAAGTTCTACGATGCAAAATACACTGACATAAGAGATAATTCTACTAAAACAGGGCAAGAACTTTTCTGTGGTAGACGAACACGAAACAAAAACTTAAACGAAGAAAACCTTCGTAAGTATCGTGGAACTAAAAAGTCAAGTGGAAGAAGAAGTATCCGTAAGCAAAGATATTCTTATCAGCCTAAGGATATTGTTATATACCAAGGGAAAAAATATACTGTTAAAGGTATACAAAACAAGGGCGATTATATTAGATTAGTAGAATTAACTAAACCAGTTAAAACTAATTTAGTTAAGCCTTATATATTTAGGAAAGGATTATGTGTGCTATAGGTGCAATTCATCCCCCACCTATAGAGGTGGGGGTCTTCTTGCACTTTTTGATAAATATGATATACTGATTGACAGGACAACAAAATGGGGGAACCCGTTTGTCATTGGTAGAGATGGAACAAGAACAGAGTGCCTATCAAAGTATCGCGAGTGGATTCTCACTCAACCTCACCTTGTTGAATCCCTGAAAGAGTTGGATGGTATGGTGTTGGGCTGTTGGTGTAAGCCCTTGCCGTGTCACGGCGATATACTTATTGAGATGGTGGAGAGTAAAAAGGCAGAAGAAAGATGGGAATTATTTACAGAGCAATAAATCTTGATAATAATAAATCTTACATTGGGCAAACAACAAGTTCTTTGAAGAGAAGAATACAACAACATCAAACGACAAATAAATGTTTATTGTTTCATAGGGCTATTGAAAAACATGGTATAGAAAAATTCTCTTGGGAAATACTATGTGAATGTTCAAAAGAAGAATTGGATGAAAAAGAATCTTTTTACATCAAAGAATATAATACCATATCACCATATGGATATAATCTTACATCTGGTGGTGCTGGATGTATTGGATACAAACATGATGATGCATCCAAGGAAAAAATAGGTGCCGTTCATAGAGGAAAGGTTCTATCAAAAGAAACAAAAGAAAAGATGAGCATTTCTCATGTGGGGTTGAAACATACAAAAGAAACAAGAGAAAAAATGAAATTACGCAAAAATGGAATGCTGGGTAAAAAACATTCTGAAGAAACAAAAAGAAAAATGAGCAAAGTAATGACGGGAAAGAAAAGGCCGGATATTACTGAAAGAAATAGTAAAAGAACGGGAGAAAAAAATCCGATGTTTGGAAAAAAACATACGTCGGAAACAAGAAAAAAGATAAGTGAAAAAAGATGGGGTAAAAGAGAGGAGCAAAAATCAAATGATAGACTTACTAAAATCTTTGAAGTGTAATAAGTATGTCAAGTATCTTCGTTATGTGCTTCGACATAAATGGTTCGTGATGATAGAGTGCTTCAAGAAGGGCCTAATCATACAGGGTATCCTGCACGATTGGTCGAAGTTTACTTGGTTGGAGTTCAAGGCTTACGCCAATCACTTCTACGGCCCGAATGAACAGAAATACAAAGAGATGTCAAAATCGAAGGGGGGATACGCAAAGACAGACGATTCCCCCGATTCAATTTTTGATGAGGCATGGCTTCATCACATTCACCGAAATCCACATCATTGGCAATACTGGATAGTGAACGATGTTCCAATGGAGATGCCGGAGAAATATCGACAGGAAATGTTTTGTGATTGGATTGGTGCTGGTAAGGCCCAAGGTCGATGGAAGGGTGAATTGAAAGATTGGTATGAGGCACACAAAGACAAAATTGTGTTGGGAAAGCAAACGAGAATGTGGGTGGAGAGAGAACTACGAGGTGAGAACTCTTTCTATAAAATATCTTGACAAGTCAAAAATAGTCTGTGACGGTGTATCTGAATCGGTAGATGCAACCCGGGCGTTTTTGTTTCCCATATTATAAACACCACCTTCGATAAAGAGGGATGGTGTTTCTCCCCAAGAAAAAACGGGAACCTTTTGCATGTTACATAAAAGTGTCCAATGGCCCAAAGGACAGACCACCACGTCTGCTTCGCTGATAATCTTCACGATATACTTATAACCGTTTTCAAAATAATCCACTTTCTTCAATACAACATTCTCCTCACAAAGATGTGTCTTGAAGTCGCCCACGACAGTTACGTCATAATGTTTGGTCAGGTGATTATAAATTTCGTGAACTCTCTTTTTCTTTTCTTTCAGGTCTGGTATGTAAACGATTTTTTTCTTTTCGATTTTGACGGGTGGAATGGAGATAGGACGAAACACTTTATTATAAAGCGGCGTATTTCCATTCTTCGAATATGTGAGATTGACCATCGCAATCTCTCTCTTGCCTGAACCTGATTTTTCTATTACTTTTTCCTTGAAGATTTTTGTGAGAAGGTTGTGGTCTTTCAATTGAAGGGAGCTGTGCATCAGGCCTTGTTGTGATAATTCACTTCTACTCAAGTCCTCGAACACGGGAATAAAATTGGACGGTTCTATCCAATCATAAAGAAATGCTCTGTTGAAATGAGTAGACAGGAAGATATGTTCCGTAGGTGCTATTTTTGATATCCATCGGACATAGGGACGAAAGTTGAACAACTCCTGTTCGAAGTCTCCGGTGTATGGGCCACAAGCAAGAACTGTCATTATGTTACGATAACATTACCGTCCCAAGTTTCCAGAACTGATTTACAGAGTTCGAAATCATTCTTCGTGAGCTTGATGACTTCAATGTTCCTCAAGACATCGGGCAGTAATTGGCCGAGAATCATCTTTCTCTCTGTTTCCTCAAGAACCGTCACGTCGAGAAGAACCTTGTTGTTCTTTCGGAAGAAAGAGATAAGGCCGATTCCCTGTATATTTTTGACATAATATTTTTTCGAAGTGTTCTTCAAGATTCCATTATAGAATCGAATATTGTCAGATATAATGAACCTGTTTGTCTTTGGATAGAGGGTGAATACCGCATCGACTTTTTCCTTCGTGGGGTCTTCAAACGCCATCTCTATAAGGTGAACACGGGGGATGCTGATAAGTTTCTCATCCTTCAGGTTCTTTTCGTTCACAACGATGTAATCCGTTCCAATTTGAGTAAGTTTCATCTAAACCTCCAAACCAACACTTTTCGCTAAATTCTTATTGAAAATCCGAATATATTTATCTAATTGTTTTCGAACATTCAAATGTTCAAGGGCAAAAGCTCGATTGAACTCTCCATATTCGGATTTATATTTCTTTATTTCTTCTATAATATCGTCTACTTTGTATTTATATCCAAATCTTCTTCCACTACAGTTTGTTTCCAACATATCATTTATGGTTTCAGGTGTAATGATTCCGTCGGCCATGCTTCCCATATAACCTCTTGAGTCATAGACAATAACATTTCTTCCACAGGCCATAGATTCATAGGCACCCCTACCCAATGTAAAAACGATATCTGCCTTATTCATATATTCTTCAACATTGAAGTAAGACTTTTTATTATTATGATCTATGGGAAAATCTTTTCCATCTATATTGAAAAAATTCAGACCTAATCTCTTGCAAGCCTCTCTTATATTCTCCGTTGCTTCTGTTCCCTGACACAAACAAAAAACATTCTTACATTCCTTGTTTATCGGTTTTATCGGCTTGAATCTTTCACAGTCTATTCCGTTTCGAATGATGGTAGAGTCAAATCCCCTCGACCTCAAATGAGCTTGGACTTCTTCGGAGATAGAAACATAATGGTCTGCACCCTCTACTGGTTGTTCAAGGTCTGGAACTGTCCCGTGACAAGTCAGAAACTTGAACCCTCTTGTATGTTTTATGACATGCTTGAGACAGGTATTATGATTGACAAAAATGATGTCATATTCTTCTTTCAACTTGGTAACAAAAGGAAGCTCCTTGAATGTATCACTTCTATGAAAAGTAAAAACATCGACATCACCTTCTCGTCTTTGAATCTCTTTCACTAGAGTATATGTAAATGTCTCGCTACCACCTAAATATTGTAGATGATTATTTGTAACCAATACACTCATTTCAATCCCAACCTTACTTTACAACTGAATTTGTCGTAGCTGTTGTCAACCACGAATGAGTAAACATCGTCCACATTTTCCTCTACTACCAACTGGTTCAGGTCTTTTACCCTTTTGTATTTATCAGGCATGACAAAGAATTTGCAGAAATTGGTAAATGGTTCTTCAAGTAATTCAATCAGTTTTTCTCTTCCTGTAACATCATTGTCCAGAACCAGTATGACACCTTTGTCTGTCATCTTGCTTATCTTGTTTATGAACTCTTCGCTGACAGATGCTCCCAATACAGAGGTTCCCTGACTTCCAACCATAAAGGCATCCAGAAGTCCCTCTGTAACCACGATATATTTCTCCCGGTCAAAATGTTCTTCATTGAGAATGACACTTCCTTTTTCTATAATCGGGTTCAAATATTTCGGTTCGATGTCTGTCAATGCACGACCCTGAAAGTATATGATGTGACCTTCCTTATATACTGGAATAATCGCTCTTCCTTTATATCGTCCCTTCGTGGCAACGAACACCTTGAAGTGGGATGGTATCTTTCTTCTCTGGATAAATTCATTCAATAATTTCTGACATTGTTTCTCCATTATACCATTCGGAATATCACCGGGGCCTATACAGTCATTCTTTATATTGTCCATATAGACCTGAACAGGTTCTTTCTTTTTTTCGATGGTTTTCTGAGCGGATAATTCGGCCTTGATTCTTTCTGGATTATATCCTAACAGGACTCTTTTTGCTTCTCCGAAACTGATGCCCAATATTTCCGAATAGAGGTTGATGAAAGACCCTGCCCTACCACAGTTGAAACAATGATAACGGGGGTCACCGTTGTTCCAATCCAGATAGAACCTTCTCTTGGTGAGACTCTTCTTGGAATCGCCACAGAGAGAACATCGGGCATTGAATTGTGTTCCACCTTTGGTTGTTTTGACCTTGGAGAAATGTTGATGAACAAATTCACTCACAACTTGTAACGGTATCATATTTCACCTACCTGTTGTTCGTGGAGAAGTCGTTTTCTTTTATCTCAAACAGGTCATCATCGAGAATAGGTGAAGATGTTGTTTCCTGTCTTTGCTCCGGTCTGGAAGACACACTTCCCTCAAATCCGGTTGGTACAGGCATATCTGATACAATATATGCGGTAGAAAGTGAACCGTTATAGAGCATATACATTGAAGGGTCCATAACATAGACTCCACCATTATTCACTATTCTACCTTCCTGTCCGGTAACACGGGGAGCGTCATCAGCGGGGCGAGCAAAGACAACTTCAACGTTTTCATCGTAGTTATGATGTTCATATACAGGTCTTGGTCGATGATGTAGGGGATGTCTGTTGTGGAGAATGTTGGTTAGAACATCTCTCCAAGATAGGTCGTTCAGAAATTTTCTCTTTTTTCGAAAGATATACATAACAAATTACTCCTTACAAATTGTTGATTAGTCCATTGATTCAAAGTCCTCACAATCAAACTCGAATGGCGTATACAGCAACGCCTTCTTGATGTTTGATTCTTTGAAATGTCCGTTCTTACAGTAGACAGACCCTTTCAAGGTCTTACAATGATAACAATTCAGGCAAGACGGCAAACAATCAGATTCATTTTTCATCTGTAATGAGAATAAAAAATTTTTCATATTCTTCTTATGACTCTATATCCGGCATTTTCTAATATATTTAGAGGAAGAGAGCAATAATCTATTTCTTTTTCTGAAAGAATATTTACTATTGCCTTCTCTTGAATAAAATATTGTTCTCCTAAATCAAAATATTTTACATAATAATCTCCAAACTTGGACGATATTTCTTCAGTAGGAAATAAAACCTCCACGGAATCATAAAACCAAAATCTCTTATTTGGCCGAATATTTTCTTTTATCCATTTTACATTTTCGAGACTTTCTTCAAGTGTTTTTTGATTTACATATGGAAATCTGCTCATCATCGTGATCTCCATCATCCCGCCCTTTTCATTTATTATCTTGATGATCTCAAGAGCAGTTTTTATATCAATACCCTTGTTTATTTTATCCGATACAGTTTGTGAAAATGTTTCCAAACCAATAAGAAAGAGAATATTGTCAAGTCTTTTAGCTTTTTCCACAACATTCTTTATATCTTTATCACCTCTTATATATACACGAAATATCGTGTTTTTATTATCCTGCCTTACACACTCAATGAGGTCCTGAAGTTCATATGACGGCATGGAACCAAATCGAAAATGAACAAGTGTTGTTCTATCATATATTGGAAGTTGAGAATAAACAATCTTGATATTTCTCGTATCCATCTCTGAATGTGTTGTTTTACAAAAAACACATTTTCCCCAATAACAATTTGTTCCACAAGATGCTCCATATCCTATCGTCGGATTTATCAAAAGACCTTTTTGTTCAGCATTCGATAACCATTCATTCCAATATGGTGTAAAAATATTGTCTCTTTCAAGACCAAGATATTCTTCGAATTGACCTCGAAAGATGTTGACCTTTGGAAGAAATTTTTCAAAGAACTGATCACTAAAAAGTCGTGTTATTGGCCCCCCAATGATCCACCTTTTATCATATATCTTCTGGAAGAATATCAGTTCACCAGAAGTAATAGCTGTTGTAAATATTCTATCATAAGGTTCGAGAAGATTTTTTATCACATTTATATCTTCATCTTCGAAAAAGAAAAAGAAATCGCCATCAACCTTATGTGCAATAAACGAAAACCCATTGAAGATTTCCGTTCTCTTATTATGATTCTTTACTATGGTTACAAAAGCATCTTTCATTCTTCATTGAACAAAGGAACTCTTTTTATCGCATCTTCCACGACCAGACTACGCACGTCTGACGGGAGAAGATTAATGAATGTCTTCAATTCTTTTATTGACCCGTCTTGTTGGAGCATTCGGGCCATGACCATGACCACTTGAAACGGTGTCCATGTATTATCCATTTTCTGAACACCATAATAGAATTTTCTCAATCCTCTTTTCAGAGCCTGCGAAACTGCTTGTCGTGATATACCCAGCTGTCGTGCTATCTCCGATGATTTCTCATCGTGTTGGACAGCTATTGAGTATTTCTCATAGATGGTTTTGGATTTCCTCTCCTCTCTCTTGGGTTTACGATTCAACGTCCTTTTCAACATATTTCAATCCTCTACACATATGTATTTCCCCTTTCTATTATGACATCTTGTCGATGTATCTTTTCAGGTTGTCTGCAATCTCATCATTGTTATCCGCTTCTATGCCCAGCTTGGCAAGAAAGGTGATATACTCATCCGGTATCTCTGGAATGTCCTCTTCATCATAGTTTGTGAATATATGATAAAGAATTTGTGCAGCCTTCACTCTATCAGAAGGAAGTTTTGGAAACTTGATTCCCTGTGATTTCTCTTGTCTTGTAACGGCTGCTCTACGGGAAGCGGGAAGTCTCTTGTCGGCATCTGCCTTGATTTTTTCCTTATACTCATCAGGAAAGAGATTGAAGAAGTTTGCAGCATCATCATCTTCAACTTCGAACATCTCCATCATTTCCTGTGCAATCTCAAATGGCGAGTATTCTGGATGAAGTTTTCTCGTAGCGTCATAAGACTTTGCCATCGCTCGCTTGAGAGTTTGAGATACATTCTGTCTCGTCATTCCCAACGCACGGGCAACTTCTTCTCCCGACCTACTACCTTCAAGAATCTTTCTGATTTTAGACATATATACCTCTCATAATGAAAGTATTTTATTATACTATATTTATGAGTCGTTGTCAAGAACAAGCTGATTCAGAGCAATTCAGACAGGTCTTACAACCTTCTATAATTATTACAGAATATGTTCCACATTTCGTGCAGAATAATTTATCGTCAGTATAGTTTTCTTCTACTGGTTCAGACTTGTCTGTATAATACCTTTCTAGAAGCTTTGCCAGACCATCTGGTATAGACAAAATCTGTGCTGGTTTCTTGTCTGTTTCCTCAAATCTAAACCACCAAGGTCTATCTGAATTAATACCTTTCATTGTTTTGATGATTTCCTCTACAGGAACACCATGCTGAAGGGCTATGGAAATAGACCTACCTAATGCTTCCGTAAATACATTGAACAATTGTCCTGATTTACCCATCGTCATAAAGATTTCGACGGGACGATTGTTGTGTGATGTTACAGTTACATATAGTTTACCATTTCCTGTTTCCAATGTATACACTTGAGCAGGAAGTTTCGATGGTCGAACAAAATTGGATTGAACCTCCACACCGGCCTGTTTGAATGTAATTGGTTGTTGTCTCTTACATCCATCACGATAGATGGTAATACCCTTCAATCCCTTCTCATATGCATATTTGTAAAGCTCGGACACTTCTTCCTGTGTCGTGGTATTCGGAAGATTTACCGTGCTCGAAATTCCAGAGGAACAATATTTCTGAAGGGATGCTTGAATGTCTATACGGTCACGGTATCGAATATCATGTGCAGTTACGAACACATCACGAACCTTCTTGGGAACACCGTGAAGACCCTTCAAGGAACCACCGTTTGCACGGATTTTATCCAACAGGGTTTCGTTATACCATTCTTCTTTTTCAAATCTTTTCTTGAATACTGGATTGACGATGTTGATTGTCTCTCCGGTTTCAGACAATGTTTTCTGGAACACAAGACCGAAAGCCGGTTCGATTCCATAGGAAGCATCTGCGGTCAGAGCAGTAGTATTATGTGTAATAAATCCATTAGCAATATAAGTATGATTTTCGTCTGCCACTTCAAGGTCATGAACCTCTTTATTAACATTGTATTCAATCTTTTTAATTTTTTGTAGATACAGGTCATTTTTAACAAACCAATTCCAATTTTCTTGTGGAATCAGATGTTCATAAATCTGTCTTGTTATGAAAGACATATTATCATATAATACTATCTTTTTTCTTCTCTTCTCAAAGAAAATTCTCTCTTCTTCTGTAATTAAAACATAATCCCTGTAACTATATGTTGCAGGACTGTCAATTTGAAACTCTTTACCATAAAGTTCTTTATAAAGTTTCAAAGAATAATATTCCCCGATTGAGATAGAATAAGACAAGTTAATATTTTGTAATTGCCTATTTTCAATAAACATCTTTTTCATTGGTAAATATGTTGACACACAAGAAGGATATCCCAATCCTAATAACATAATCTGAACTGTTTTTGCCATCTCTTCGGAGATAGTCTTGAAATTAATTTCACCTCTATTTTTTCTTATACATCCATCACCTTCAAGATATCCCCTTATAAAAGAAAGTTGTGTTTCTCTGTCACTATCCAAAATAACAGAGGGAACAAATGTATTTTTTGCGCCATTTTTTATACTGTTCAATCTATTAAATTCTTCGAATACATCTTTAGAATTAATTTCTATATTTCCATATTTTTCTGTTCTTTTTCTGTAAATGACATTAATATTATTACCAAAAATCTCTTTCAATAATGATATGATATAATTTTTTGATTCTTCGGTGACGGAAAAATGAAGTCTTTTGCCTCTACCACTAGTTGTCCACCAACCATCTGCCATGTAGAAGCCTAATAGTTCTGCCATTGAAGTGGAAACTTTTTTATTATTTGAGTTGTTAAACCCCCTCTTCATTACAACAATATCGTTTTCTTGAAGCTCAGAAAGTGTTTTCCAGACATAACTTCCATTTGTCAATGTTCTTATTTTATGGTTATATGTTCCTTCAATTTCATATCCTTGATTTGTTGTCAATTTTATTGTATTCGCAATACCCTGATTGAAATATCTGATTATGTCAGTAACACCATCATCAGATACGGTCTTTATTGGACCATTTGATAGTGCATCTCTATAGTCAGATATCTTTTTCATTCCCTTTTCTGAAGAAACCAATGTTTTGCCAACAAGACATCCTGTTGGAGGACAGGTAGTGAACTGGATATTACGGACACCATATTTTCGAACTTTTTTCATAACTTTTTCATTATTACCAGTATGTTCGGAAAGAATGGCAATAACATCGTCCTTTACCTTGTCATAATCGTGGAATGGACCTCTTTCTGCTGCAAGGTCTGCACTCTTTTCCACACATGCTGTGGTAATGGTCATCATAATGGACTCCGCCATTGATTTACCATCGTTTCCATCATACTTGACATCCATTTCGAAAAAAGCATCCGCAAGGCCCATAATACCGATACCTACAGGACGGTATTTCAATACATTCTCCTTGAACCTTTCATCGGGGAAAATCATCTTGTCGATAATATTATCCATCAGGCCCATAACATCATAAGCGGTTTTATACAGGGCGTCAAAATCCATTTTCCCGTCCTTGACAAACTTTGCAACATTGATGGAACTCAAATTACAGGATGTGAAGGGCCATAGAGGCTGCTCGCCGCATTGCAAGGTATAAACAATTTCAAGTTTTTGACGACCGTAAGACGTAGATTTTTCTTTTTCAAGAATTATACCGAAGTTATGATATTCGTCAACTGTTCCATTATAAACATCCTCATATCCATCTTCTATAACAGAAACAACTTTATGATTTTCTGCTGTTTCATTGATAGAAAATATATTGTGTCTTGAATGGATAGAACAATAATAAGAACAAAATGACTGTTCTCTTCTCTTGAACGGAATATTGAACTCTTCACCACAATATTCACAATTTTTCTTTACTCTTACAGTATTTCCATCAAGATAACACTCAAGATTTGTTTTCTTTTTACATTCTTCAAGATGTTTCAATGCTCTATCGTGAATGAAATTATAAAACTTATCATTGTTTTTCATACTGTCAGAAACCGCCTTTCTATGTTTCTGACGAAAATCTTCATCAAAAAATCTTTCTTTCGTTTTTTCTCCAATTCTTCTTTTGGTTTCTTCTGTTCTCTTGGCACCAATATGATATCTTTCTCTTATTCGTTTTTGAACCTCTGGATTATTGAAGATATTTTTTTCTGGAAATCTCCTCATTGGGTTCTTATCGCCAGAGATATCATGTAGTTTATCATGTTCTTCTTTTGAAAGAAGTATAAGATTGTCAATATTATTATTCAATCCTTTATAGTCCTTATGATGAATAACATATCCGTTTGGTATTTTTTTACCAGACATTTCCTCATAAATCAATCTATGTTCAAATACATTTTTTATACCATTATTTGTTAGCCAATATTCTTGTGATTTCGAATTGGAATTTTTTATAACTTCCTCAATAGTAGCTTTCCATTTGGAGGAAATCATTACACTATCATTTTGATGTAATTTTATTGCTTCCTTGATAGAGCCGTCTTTCATGAGAAATTTATGATTGGAAGTACATCTTATCGTGCTTCCATCATCAAGTTTTACGGAATATATTTTTTGTTTATATCCAGTTATTCTTGGATTTCTCATCATTCTTATTCTTGTTATTCCGTTATTATCTTTACAATAAACAGGAACATCTTTACCCTCTTCAGCAAGTTGCTTTATTGATACAGCATTTCTACCATCGGCAACCGCAATCAATGTATCTCCTGTAACGCACGGGTTTGTCGTTTCCACCAATACGAGTTTCTTCAATGGATTATATCGGTTGATTGTGTCGATGAAAAGAACACCGGGGTCTGCGGTCTTCCACGCCATCTCCACCAGTTTATCCCACAATTCGGTAGGAACGACTTCCTTGACCTGTTCTCCGTTTGAAGGACTACGAAGAGGGAATGGAATACGAGCATCCAAGGCTCTCATAAATTCGTCCGTAATTGCAACGGAGATATTCATATTACTCAATCGCCCGTCGATTTCCTTACAGGAAATGAACTCCATAATGTCGGGATGCCACACCTGCATGGAACAAAGAATAGCGGCTCTTCTGGCCCTACCACCACTCTTGGTTGTCTCACCAACAGCATCGTAGAGTTTCATAAAGCTGATAGGGCCGGATGATTTGCCTGTGGGTGGTCTATCAGTTTTTCCTTCGTAAATGAAGGCGTCCTTCTCACGAAGATTTCCTACGGGAATACCGATGCCGGCCCCGTGCTGAAATATCTTTCTTGCAACATTTGCAATATCGTAGATACTGGACATTGTATCTTCCAGACCTACGACCCAACAGGCAGAATACATCGGATGGTCTGTTCCTGCATTGAAATATAGAGGAGTGTTTGCCCGCCAAATGTTTTCCTTCTGTAGTCGATAGGCTAACTCATATTCCTTGTCATTGGTAGCAAACTCTCTTGCACCTCTCTTGAAAACATCATCGGGTGTTTCCCCGTTGATTGCATACAAATCCTTTATAATCTTTTTTGCATTATCTGACAGTTGTGGCATATCACTTACTCTCCCGCAAACCTGTTCTTCATCCCTTCTGGATATATGACTGTTATAACATCGTTTGATATTTTTTCGATAATATAATCATCTCTTACTTCCCTTGGAATTTCTGCGTAGACAGACAGAGCTTCCATCAAATTAGATATGAATATTCCCGTTGCATATCCGTATGGAACCTGATGTTCCTTTTCAAACCTGATTCTTTCCTTTTCGTTGATGATTACATATTGAACCATAACACTCTCTCCTATGATGTTTGTCCACCAGCAAGTCCTGCACGGTTGAAAGCTCGAATGATGATACATTCAAGGTCGTTACAGTATGCCTCCTTGGAAGTGGACTTGGTAAGATGTTTGTGGTTAGCGTCTTCGAACTCATCTTTCAGACACTCAAGAATTTCTCTTGCTGACATTCCTTTCGGTCTTGATGATGTTCTTTTCTCCTGTTCTTCTTTATTCACCAGATCGTCAAACATAATCAACCTCAATAAAGTCTCATCAATTTTTCTTCCACCGAAGTAAACGACTCCAAGTAACTCTTGAATTGATTCTTTGCGAAGAACTCATAGATTTTTTCTGGAAGTGGATATTCATATTTATGGTATTCTTCCAAAACCCGTTCCTGAATGACTTTTGGTATCATTCTGAAATCAATAAGGATTTTATTTTCCCGAAATCTTTTTTCAAGACCGTTTTTCTGTAACCAGTTTTCATATCCTTCTTCCATCACTTTTGACAAAGCTCGTTCTCCAAAGGGTGGTCTTTTTCTTCCCTTCGGCCAATCCAGAGGTGTTCGAATGTTGGGGATATCGTCCTTCTTTTGTCCCAGCAAACATTTCTCCACAAGAAACCTTTCGGGGTCTGGATGTTCTACAAACTTTTTCTGTAGTGGATTGTAGAGTTTGACATTCGGCGAGATGAGCTGAGTATAATCCTCATCAGTTGAGATGATGATATACTCGTTTTCTGGATGGTTGAGAATTACCGTTCCGATGATGTCGTCTGCTTCTGCCGACTTTACTTCTATAACCTTGAAAGGCAAGTGTTCTCTTATTTCTGAACAAAACTTTGCATATTGGAGATGGAAGGAATCCCAATCCACGGGACTCTTATCTCTTTGTCCTTTTCTCGATGCTTTATAACCTTCCCAATACTGTTTTCTCCAAGACCGTCGATTATCCACAGCCAGAAGGACTTCCTTACAGTCTGGATTTCGTATCAGGGATTTGTAGATATTGTCGAATACCAGAAATTTCCAGTATTGCCAATCGGGGGTTGTGCCTTGCGCACCTATCATCTTAAGA